AACGGCACTCTGGGTCGTGGTCCCGGCAGGATTGGTCTGGATCATGCCGTACACGTCCCAATCGCCCGCACCGATCGACAGGGAGGTAGCATTCAGAAGCGTGCCGCTCGTCACGGATGTCAACGTGGTGACGGCGCTCTCGAACTCGCCCACGGATCCGGCATTGGCGTTGTCTGCCGCTATCGTGCCGACTATCCCGGGCCCCGTGGCCGGAGTGATCGTGGAAGAAGCCACGATGGTCGTCGCATTCACCGCATTCGGCGCAGTGCTGCCCAAAACGGGCGGTGCCGCAAACGCACCCAGTGACAGGGCATTGTTGGCCACGAATGCAGTGGTCGCAATCTGGGTCGTGTCGGTGCCGTTGGCGGCAGTGGGCGCCGTGGGCACGCCGGTGAACGGTGGCGACGCCAGCGGTGCATAGCCACTGCCGGGATTGATATTATTCAACGCCGCACCGACCGCGTACAGAAACTGGTGGAACTCGTCCGAAAGCCTCCCGTCTTTTTGCACCGCTATGGCTTTTTTGCCGGGCAGTTGCGCGATCGTATCGGTCTGCCCGACACGGATCATGGGTCCGAGGCCGAGAGGCGTGGCGGTCATCAGTGCGCTCCTTCGGAAACCTCAAGTGTGGCGTTGATGATGTTGCACTTGACTGGATCCGAGACGCGCACTTCAAAGATCCGGTCGCGCGCCGATCCCAGCGACACCCACAGCGCGCGATTCAAATAGTTGCCCTGCACGCCGATCGAAGTCCAGTGCTCCGAACTCCAGCTCGAGCCGCCGTCATCTGACCACTTCAGCATCGCCTGCGGGTTCGACCCCTGACCAGACGAGAGTCCCACACCCGGCTCGAACTCGATCTGCAGACGCTCGAAGAACAGTTGCACGTGGTCCGACTGGACGTGCGGGGCGCGGCGTACACGGACCAGGGGCGTCCCCCCGGCTTCGGTGTACACGCTATCGCTCAGTTGGTAGATGTTGCCGTTTGCGTAATCCCCTACCAGGACGAGAGACCCCATCACGCAGACACAGTTCAGGCGCGCGCGGTGAAAGCGGCTGTTGGCCGCATCCCACCAGCCGCGCTGATGCCAGAGTCCGGTCGTCGTGTCGTACACCCAGGTTGCACCATAGCCCAGGTTGGCCGAAGGAAAGGTGAGCACATAGAACTCGTGCCCATTATGCTGGTAGGTCCAGGCGAGCGCATCGGTGACTGATGTGTAGCTCTGCCAGACGTACTCCATGGCGTGGGTCGAGACGCGTTCCGGCGTGAATCCTTCGGTGCGCCACACTTCCGCGAAGCCACGCGCATCGCGCGTCAGCCAGATGACGCCGGTTTTCAGCACGGCAATGGTATAGGGCGCAGCGCAGCCATACTGCAGAAACGCGCCCTCGATGCGGTTGTAGGGCAACGTCGCGCCGCCCACGTCATACCACAGTTCGGTGGTGCGCTCGCCGATCAGGAATAACTGCCGGTCGAAGAAAACGCCGCCCACGACATTGTCCGAATCACCCGATTTGGACGCAAAATACGGCAGGGAATACGTGGTGTTGTTCACGTCCGACATGTAGAACACCTGGCTGTTGACGTTGAACGTCACGAAGAACCCGTCCGCGTAATCAATGGTTTTGCTGGTAAACAGCGCATTCGCTGCGGCATTCTGCGCGAATGCGCCGCTAGCGATCGTGTAAGTCCATTGCTGATCGCCATCGGTCAATTCCACGGCGATGGTGTTGTCGCGCATGCGCACCTGGCCGGCACTGCTGTTGACGGTGCCCACGCTGGTCACTGCGCCCGTGATCGTCACGAGGTAGACACCGGAGCCGCACACCCAAAGCGACGACTGGCCGCCCGGCAAGACCCAGCAGCCGCGCACTTCGCTGCCCGCTGCCAACGTCGCAAAAGCAACCCCGCAGCCGGGCGTCGAGTAATAGTTGATCTTGGTTTTTTCCTCGAAATCGACTTTTTCCGGATACAAATTGATCGCGAGCTGGTCCCCCGCATAGAGCGACTGCGTTTTGTAGGCCGGTCCGACGAATTCGCTCCAGATCGGCATTATCGGTTGAAGCCCCCATCAAGAATCCAGGAAGCGTCGTTGTAACGGTTCGGCACCAGAATGTCGTCGAAGCGCGAGTTTTGCACCGGCTGCATGTTATTGCGTTTCACCCAGGCGCGCCCGGCCGCTGCGTTATTCGCGATCATCTCGATCTGGGTCGGATCCTTCTTGCCGAACTCCGGGAGCAGATAGGTCGCGAGATTCCAGCGCAGCGCCATGCGCATGCCCTGCGGCAGCGGCCACTGGTCCTGCAACGTCACTGCGGGCTGGAGCATGGTGTCGGCGAACATGTGCATCTCGCCCTGGCTTGGTTGCGGCCAGACCGTGACATTGCCGTTCGGGATCGACGGCTGGTAATACAGCGCGCGCGGCCACGGGCCATTGAGCGATTTCAGGCCGATCGGGATGTAGTTCTCGACGTTCAGCACCGCCACCTGATAGTCGATGTTCGATGCCGCCGACGAGTTGATGCGCACAAACGCCGAGGCGATGCGCAACGGACGCTCGTAGTAGCCGGTGAATGCCGCGGGCGCCACGGTCTGCTGCGTGCCGCCCAAAATGTACGTGCCGAGCGCGCCGGGCCCGTAGCCGGATCCGGTTCCGAATGCAATGATCGGCAGCGTGCCGCTCGAGGTGCCCCCGGAAACGGTCATGCCCAGCGTCGGAAAGCCGGACCCGAGAGCCGATACCGTCATGACATTGTTGACGCTGCCCGGTGCAATGGAGGCCGTAAAAGTCGCATTGATGGTGCCTTGCGGGCCGATGGTGTACTGGTAGACGTTACCCGTGATCTCCCAGATGATCTCGGTGGTGTAGAACGCGGCCATCAGGTGCTCGGACGACCACTGATCGATCAGGTCATTGAGCATCCCCAGCGCATCAATTGCGAGATTGCCGCTCGCGATTTCCCCTGACGCCAGCCGTCCGGCAGACCGGCACGCGTCATTGATGACCGACTGGGGAGTCGTCGTGACGGCCACTCATCACTCGGCAAGCGGGTCTTTGGGAGGGCGCCCGGGGCCGCGCTTGACGGTTGCGGCCTGGGCAGCCAGCAACTCCTCGAGCTGCGCCTCCAACTTGGCGGTGCGTTCGCGGTCCTTTTCGCGCTCCATCTCGAGCAATTCGAGTTTGGTCGGAATGCGTTTGCGGTTCGCAGCGGCCAGGCAATTGCCGATCGGACCATACCCCTCATCGAGCGCTGCGTCCTCTTCCTCTTCGCTGTGGACCAGTTTGGAGAATACCTTCTGATCGCGAATGACTGGCTTGGCGGCCTCCTTGGCGGTCTGCGGATCGTGCCCGACCGGATGGCCGAGTGCGCGATTAAACTCGTCGGCGTCGGAGAACGGTTCGACGCCATCTCCCAGGCGATACACGACTTTCGGATACAGCGCTGCGGCCTGGTTCATGCGCGGATCGAACACGGGCGTGCCGCCCTTGTCGTGGCCGCGCTGGAACGGCTGGCCATCGGCCTTGACCGGTTCGAAAGTCGAGCCGTCCGGGCGTTTCAGAATGAGAGTGTCCATCGAATCTCCTATTGCGGATCAGTCAGGGGCGTGATGTAAATGATCGACGGGCCGGCCCCGGAACCGATCGCGGTCAGCGCATACGGCAGATTGGGCGTCGCGACCACAATCGGGCGTGTCATGTTGGCCGGTAGCAGGATGCCGACCACCTGGTTCTGCGTCGGTTGCGGCGTACCGGCCACCGGCAACACGGCGGCCGGGGCCGTCACGGCGCCGCTGGACGGCTGCGACGCCACCATCGACACCCACACCTGAGTGGCCCCCGAATTGTAAAACAGCGAGAAATTGCTGACCGTGTTGGTGCTGGTTGCCGAGATGGTGATTGCGGTGCTGGAACTCGCCGTGACCGAAACCGCGCTGGTGGGGCCGGCCGGGTCGTAGGCTTCGGTTTGGAAGGGCATCCTAGAACGCGGTCGGGAACGGGGTGTTATAGATCGTCGGCGATTCTGTCTGCGCCACATCCACGATATAAGTCCCGGCAACCGGCGTGAGCGAGCCCGCCGTCGGATTGTAGAACTGGATCGATAGCGTATTGGCGGCCGAAACCCACGCATTGACGATGAGGATGCCGGCCGTTTGCGCGCCTTGCGGGCCGCTTGTCTGGACGTACATGTTGGTCGCCAGCCCTGGCACCGTGAAGGTCTGTGTCGAGGACGCAAGTGTGCCCACCGAAGTGGGCGTAATGGTCAACTGAAGGATCTGTTCGTAGATGATGTTGCCGCGCGAAACGAGAGTACCGGCCATTGCGGCTCCTTACGTCAGATCAAAACCGTACACGAACACGTCACAGGTTGCTGTGGCGAGCGCCGTGCCGACATTGATGTAGACGTTCTGGTTCGCGCCAGACAGGCCCGGCGTGACGAAAATCGCCGTGGTCACAGTGCCGGCAACAACCGTGGCGCGCAGAACATAAGACTGGGTTGTGTTGCCGGCGAGCGTGGCGTTCGCCATGATGTTGGTGCCGCTCTGTGCTGCGCCGGTCCAGACACCCAGAGCTGCGCTGGCGATCGAGCCGCCGACGCCCGCCAATTGGGCATTCGTGACAATCACATAAACCGGGTTGTAGGACGAGGTATTGATGACCGGCACGATGGCCGCGTCGCCTGTTGCAGCGAGCGACACCGAGCGCGCGGCGGCGATGCAGCGTAGGGCATTCGTGCCCTGGAACTGCATGGCAGACGCATTGGTCTCCGGGTTGACCACTGGCGCAAGGACGGCTTGCGACGTGGGTAAGCTAAATGATGCTGGTCCGGGATTCGGCATGGTTTCGGTCTCCTGTTATGCCGCGATCCGGCACCCCAACTCGGGATAAAGTGGCGCCCATCCATAGAGCACATCGATCCGACAAGGCAGCGCATCGTTGCTGATGGTGTACTGCCGCACGATACGCAGCGATAGACCCAACTCCTTGTCACTGGCGCGCCCGGCGAAATGCACGCCCTCCGGCAATTCGAGGTCGCACGTGGCAACGGTGAACGCATTGCGGTGGAACAGCACGTTTTGCGGCGAGACCACGGCATTGGCGGTGCCGGTCGCGATCGACAACGGCGTGACCGCTGCGGAGGCCGCCGGTGAGGCCGACACGTTCTGAAATTGCCCGCCATAGATCAGCGCGGGGACTACAGTCACGTTAAAGTTACCGGCTGCCGAGGTTACCGCGGTCAGGACGGTAAAGTTGCGCAATCGGTTCGTGCCGTAGTTCTGGCGTGACTGCGGATTCACCGCGTAGACGCCCGCGATCTGGAAGGTATCGCCCGCCTGCAGGGTCACGGTCTGGGTGGTCGCGATCGATAGCGTGCCCGAATAGGACCAGCCCGAGGCCAGCCCCTGCGATGCGCCATTGACGGTCAGCGCGCCTGCCGTGGTGGCATAGGAGCCAAAGGTCTTGCTGACCACGTTCTGGTCCATGTACCAGTCCATACCGCCCGAGTCCCTGCCCATCAGGCCGCGCTCGTACTGGTCGCTGATTTTCGCGCCCGGGACGAACAAACCCTTGAGTGAATCGACGATGGTGGCAGACGTGAACTGCTCCACCACGACTGCGCGATCGCCGTCGCGCGGGGCCGATTCCGAATCCAGGTAGGCGGCCGCCGTCAGGTAGGTGATCAGGCCCGTCGGCGGCGTACCGGGCGTGCCGACGATGTTCGCGACGTTGACGGAGGCCATCGCTAAACCGTCGCGGTCGTATTTATTGGCGATCGCCGCGACGCCGGGTTTCAGGACGCGGTCGCTGAACATGTCGATCGAGAGCGCCAGCTCCTGGGTCGTGAACTGGGTATCGACGTGGAACTGGGTGGTGAGCACCACCGGCACCGAGGTCTCGTTGAAATCCTCGACGTTCAGGTTCGGCCCGGTGGTGCCGATGAAGCGCGCCGGACGCCGGACGTTGACGGTATTGCCGACTTTGGCACCGACGACCGCAAATTGGTCATCGTATTCGCGAGTGACGCACTTGGTGAAGGTCAGCTCGTTTTCCAGGACCATCAACGCCTCGTTGGTGATCTTGGAGATGGTTAATTCGTTGTTGGCCACGCGGCGGCTCCTCTAGGATGGGACAAATAGGGGAATATCACCCCGACTTGTGCCAACATCCCACGGGCACCACATGACGGCTCGCTTGCGCGCGAGCTTGCGACTCGATCCCGATCAGGCCGGGCTCGCCACCAGTGCGTAACGCGCACCAATCGACTTATAGCAATTTCTACACTACATTTCCGTCTGATGCAAGTATTTTCTTGGGCGTATCATGATACGACCCCTCTCTGGTTCGGTTCGGCAACGTACTCCAGAGCATGATGCCCGTCGATCGACGTGCCGTCGCTTTTCAGAAGTCCTTCCTGATTCAGGCGTTCTGCCGTGGCTTCGCAGTCGCGCCGAGTGCCGAGCTTGAACGTGGAGCGCTGACCTTCGTAGATGCGCACCACGACCCAGGCGTTCGGATCGGTGGGCTTGGGATAGTCTGTCATAACTTTTTCTCCTTGATGCGTTTGCGCAGTTCCTCGATCAGTTTCAGGACGCGCTGGGTGGCCTGCAACTCGGTACGCAGCGACCATGCCATGGCATCGTGGTGCGTGCGCATCTGGCGTTCGGTCTTGGGTTCGCGCCGCACCGCGTCGGATACTTCGATGAGGGTGATCAAGTAATTCTCCACCAGTCTCGCGTGAACCTCCATGATGGACAGCGAGCGCTCGACGTCGGACGGTTGCTCCAGCGGCTGCACATGGTCCACCAAGAGGCTGAACGGCTTCAGGTTCCAGTTCGAGTCCTTGTCGATCCCTGGAATGCTGGTGATCATCAGGGGATCGTCGGTCTTGCGGCTCGTAGTCATGTCGTTCCTTTGGTCAGGGCGCGGATGGCTTTGGCATAGATACGATTTAGCTCGCGCTCTCGTGGATAATTGGTATGTGCTTCTTCACATTCCCGCGCCGCCGCCTCGATTGCAGCGTTCCAGCAGGCGATGCCGTATTCTTCGACAACGTCGCGTCTGTATACGCCATAGGGTGGCTGCGCCTCATAAAGCTCCGGTAGATCGGTGGTCATGATGGCTCACCATTTCCACGGAAAATAGCCGCTATCTTCTCGAAGGCTTGCGCCATCTCCTCTCTCCTGTGCTGCGAGGTAGGAAGCCAAAAGGTCACGGCAGAGCGGTCATCGTCCTCCGGTGGATGATGCAGCATCGGGCTGGAGTGAAGGACCAGCTGTGCGGCCTTGTACTCAATGCCGGTATTGCTCACCTTCGAAAGCTCGATCACCTCGGAAGTCAGTTCTTGGCTGTACACGTTGATTCTCATTCGTCACTCTCCTCTCTTAGTCGAAGATGAGGTCAATGATTTCCTCGGCGATTAAGTCGCGCAGTGGCTTACTGTGCGTTAGAGCCTTTCCGGTTTCCGATTTCAGCCCGTTATCCATCAGCTTGCAAGCCACGTTGTCGATGTAGCCGCGCTTGAAATCCGGGTCTTTCTTGAAAGCGTCCCGCATCAGTTTTCGTGCTTCGGCAATTGACTTACTCATGCTTCTCTCCTGTCTTGGTGGGTGAATCGGGAGATGGCAGGGCGTCGCGTTCATGTTGCCTCGCATTAGCTAACGAAACCCCAACCAAACAAAACGCCAAAGACCGCGACAAAAGCCAACAGGATAGCCATCAAAAACAAGAACTTTCCGTAACGCTTCCGCCCAGTATCGATGTGACGGTATCCGGCAAGGTTCAAATTGAAGGCAACAAACGAGAGACCGAGGCTCGCAAAGAGCAAGAGACCTTTCCCATTCATCAATGCTTCTCCTTGGGCTGCATGACGTAACCCGCAACGGCAGCAAACTTGGCATGCGTGGCCGGTTCAATAGGTAGTCTCAATTCCTCGCCGTCAATCGACACGCGAGGCTCGGCAAAGTGGCTGCCTGCGGCGATGCCTGGGAATCGAAAAGCTAGCCCGCACTCGACGCACTTAATTCGAACGCTTGCGGTGAATCCGGTAATTGGCCCGTCTTCCGTATCGCTCAAACGGAACACGTCCAGATCACCTTGGAAGTTCATATGCGGGCAATCGGGCTTGTTCGCGTCACTCATGCTTTTCTCCCGGCTCATTGAAATATGCAACTAGCAGCCCGGCTCGAGTGTGTAACGCGCCCGGCGAGTACGCGATGCCGTATTGCTCCACTTGGGTTGGCGTGAGCAAGCCTTGACTGATAAGGTTCGCCTCAGGAAGCTCCGGTAGATCGGTGGTCATGATTAGCCTCTCGATAGAATGATGGAATGGCTAGAAAACCCAAAGGACGAAACCGAAAGCCGCCACCACAGCCCCAGCGAAAAGCAACGCCCCAAGAGCCATCCACAGGCCAGTCACCACGATGGTGGCCGCTAACTGCCAAGCTAGGCTCCGGGGTCCTGGCGCTGCTCGCGATCGCACCCGCGATCGCCACCTTTTTCCCGCGTCTTTCCGTAGATTTGTCTGGACCATTGAATCCCTCCAATCCGTTCCCGGTCAACAAGTCTGATAAAATTTCCAAAAGGTACGAACCGGCAAGTTCGCCTCAGGTAGATCGGTGGTCATGATTCGCTCCCTAGTCTGTGCAGGCGCAGTCTTGCAAACCGTCGTCATCAAAGGCGAATAGCTCGCCGGTGCTGATCGCCATCTGGTGCATCTGTCGGTACGATGGGCGATCCGATCTGAAGACGCCCCCGTTGGTAATCTTGGCGTTCGAGATGCTACCCTCTTGTGCCATCCACCACAGCGCCCGATTGGGGTTCTCGCGGATCAACGACATGATTTGGAATGGCCCTTTGAGGAAACAAAGATCACAGTTGCCATGCATCGTCGTGCCGTTGTTGTTCGGCAGCGCCAGATCGAAAGGCTGCGCTGCCCAGAACTCACCGACTTCCCTTTTCCCGACGCCCGCAGCCGCGAGCGGGGCAACGCGCTCCACACCTTTTGTGCCGCCTGATGGATTTGCCCTCAGCTTGGCAATGCGCGACGGCTCATCGGCTCGATAGCCCACCATCACTTGCCATTCGTCATGTCCAAGCGATGCCATATAGCGCGCCATCGGCAGGATTTTCAACTCTACCGTGCAGAAACGGGCGACCGGATTAGGCAAATAGTTTCTCTCGCGGATCAGCGTCTCGTAGGGTCCGCCGGTTCGGTTTGCGGTATACCAATCGATGATGCTGTCCGTATCCTTGTCGTCACGCTGAATCCAAGTGATCGGCACGCCCCACCGCTCGCCACAGTCTCGCACGAAATCCAGCGTTTCCGGCATCTCCTTTCCCGTGTTCGCAAAGACGACCTTAGCCTCATCCGGCAATCCGCCGTTGGCCTGGAGCACGCGCCACAGCATGTAGCCGCTCGTGCGCCCACCGCTGAAGCTGATGCACGTAGGGCCGTCGACCTTGAACGGGTCGGTCATGATCGTCACTCTCCTGTCTTAGTGGGTGAATCGGGAGATGGCTTTAACTCCGGGCGCTCATTTTCATGCGGTATGAACCCATCTTCAATGTCCTCAAGTTTCGCCGCGTCCAAACACTCAAAGTGCCATCGGTTTGCCTGAATATCGCCGTCCATCTTTCCGACTTGATGGAAGTGCTTCTGCCCCTTCAAGATCGGTTCCCCGCACCAGACGCAACGATGCTGTTTGCGTGCCACGGGGGTCGTATCGCTTATGACTTCGAAGCTCACCTACATCTCCCTCTGCCGGCGTGCCGTCAAGGCGACCTTTGGATAGCACCCATCCTGTAATCATCCAACAGCCGCTCAAACTCCTCCAATGTGTTGTGCCATTGCATACCCCCAAGCCCAAATACAACCCAGGAGGACTAGAACAGCAGTAACCAAAACCGTGACGGCTGTTCTCATGGCAGTTCCTCCAGACGTGCTTGTAAGAGAGTGTTCATTTCGGCCCACGCTGCGGCACTCGCTACGTCCCAAAACGCTGCTGCGGCCCACGCTGCGGCACTCGCTGCGTCCCACGCTCCGGCACCCGCTGCGGCCCACGCTGCGGCACTCGCTGCGGCACTCGCTGCGGCACTCGCTGCGTCCCACGCTCCGGCACCCGCTGCGGCCCACGCTGCGGCACTCGCTGAGGCACTCGCTGCGGTCCTCATTGCGGCCCACGCTGCGGTCCTCATTGCGGCCCACGCTGCGGCCCTCGCTGCGTCCCTCTCTGCTGCGTCCCACGCTATGGTACTCGCTGCTGCGTTCCACGCTGCGGCCCGTAAATCCTTGTTGCCGGTTTCCAGAAACGCTCGCACGACCGGAGGCATATCCCACAGATGCGCAACCGACAGCGCGAACCGGCAAGCACATTCAGACAGGATCGCCTCAGCGTCGATGCGCCGAATGTACGTGCGCTCCGTGGCGCAGCACTTATTCGCGCCCTCGATCACCTCACCGCTCAATTCCACGACCCAGACGAAATTGCTCTGCGCATATTGGAGAGCGTCCAGCGGACGAATCGATGCGTGCAGGCCGCGAGCGCATACCTCGAGCGGGCCATCAACCTTGTGCGTCACGCCCACTTCCGGCTTGCGACCGTCGCCATATTGCAGAGCGCCGTCCTCCGGTTCAAACCAATATGCTTTCATTCGTCACTTCTCTGTCTTAGTGGGTGAATCGGGAGATGGCTTTGCTTTTGACCAGGGCATCGCCATGTAGGAAAACTCCTGGCACGGCGGGCTGGCGACGATCAGCGCAGCATCCTTGAACTGGGCGCCGTCGAGCGTCAGAACGTCTTGCAGGACGAGCTGCGCGGGATATGTGGCATCGCCGTAGACGTGCCGCTCAATGTCGAACCCGACCACCCAATAGCCCTCAGCGAGCAGGCCCTCAGTCCAGCCGCCTAATCCGCAGAACAAATCGATTGCAAGCGGCTTCACTTCTCGTCCGTCTGCGTAGGCGGTGCGGGGAGCGGCATCCAATGGGTCACAACACACTCATCCCCATCCCAATCGGTCCATGTACCGCCATGCCTCCATCCCATCATCACCCAGCCATTGCTCACGATCAACACAGTCCCACCCTCGTCAGGCAACCTCTCGCTCACCGCAATCCAGCCCTCTGGCTTGGCTTGCGCTTCGAACAGGGCGAGGACGCGGGCGTGAAGCATCCCAACATCTGCGCCACCCCCTATATCGTGTTCGGCTAAGGCAGCACGTTCTGCGACACCGTTTGCATACGCGTTTAGCGCCTCCTCGAACTCCTTCTTGATCTGGTCGGTCATTTCGGCTTCTCGGTCAGGACTCGATCTGCGGGCGATACTTGCTTGGATCGTCAAAGCCGCAGGTCCATGCAACGGCAGCATGAGCGGTCTGGATATTGGGCGGCACACGGATGAAATACTGCTTCCAGCGCGCACGCTGGTAGCCATCAACGCCCAGTTTTTCCATGGTCGCCAAACGCTTCTGTACGGCTTCGGCTCCGAACGCTTCGGCAGCTTCCTCATTCGACATTACGCCGTCCGGCTCGGGAGTCGAATTCAGAACACGCACCATCACGATCGGCTCATCGTTCGGCACTTCTTTCCGGTACAGGATTCCGTAGCTGTCTCGGTTAACCCATGCCGCGCCCGAGTCCAGCAGGTAGCGCGCTGTACCGTACAGATCCATCATCACTCGACGAATCTCGGCATTCTGCTCCGCGTCGATACGGTCAACGGTGATCTGATCAGGGTGCTCGATAAGTTCGGCAGGAACACGCACTCCATGCACCGCGTAAATCGACCACCCATCCCGGTAAAGAATCGCCGCCCCGGTCGTTGAATGCAGGCGCCCTTGATCGTCTCGATTGATCATCACAGGCCGATCTGAGATCGCCACGATGTTCTGGTGCAACCACGTCCATCCGCACGACGTCGCTAAGTCTTCATAGACCAAAAAATTTGGCATCGCTTCGCATTCCAGACCGCACACGTCTCGAAAGAAAGAAATCCAGGATGCGTACTGCGCCCACAAAGAACAGATGCCGTCGTTGCCCACACCGTCTTTGGCAGCCTGGAAATGTTCATCCCCGACCTGATCCCTGACCTGATCCCCGACCTGATCCCCGACCTGAGCCCTGACCTGATCCCAGACCTGAGCCCCGACCTGAGCCCTGACCTGATCCCTGACCTGATCCCTGACCTGATCCCCGACCTGATCCCTGACCTGAGCCCTGACCTGATCCCTGACCTGATCCCTGACCTGATCCCCGACCTGATCCCTGACCTGAGCCCTGACCTGATCCCAGACCTGAGCCCAGACCTGAGCCCTGACCTGATCCCTGACCTGAGCCCAGACCTGAGCCCTGACCTGAGCCCAGACCTGATCCCTGACCTGATCCCTGACCTGAGCCCTGACCTGAGACCCGACCTGAGCCCAGACCTGATCCCTGACCTGATCCCCGACCTGAGCCCAGACCTGAGACCCGACCTGAGCCCAGACCTG